TAAAAGGAGCAAAACGCATAGAACCATCAATTCGTTTAGCTTGGTAAGCTGCACGATTTTTGCGAAGAACATCAATACGTTTCTCTAGATACCCTTGTTGCCAGGTACCTTTAGCAGACTTAAATAATCTCTCAGATAATTCTAGAGCCTCGTCCAATAATTGACTATATTCAATGTCATTAATTGTTCTTAGCTCTCCCTTGATTGTAACTTTCTTTTCATGAAGATTAAAAACCATAGCATGTTCATGCAATTCCAACAAAGGAAAATATAATTCATCTAAAACTTTACTGTCATCATTAGTAAAAAACAAAGGACTAAAGGATTTTTGTTTGAAACATTCGTAACCACCTTCGATAAAATATACAACGGTGTCTAAAACAGCTCCGACTAAATCAATAGCTGTACTATGTTTCGATACAGTACCTACACGGAAAAGATCAACACCCTGAACTGACCACTTGAGGTTAGTTACAGAACATAATCCAACAGAAGCTGCTACTGAAATTAGAGCAGAAATCTTTCCAAACATTGGCGCATTACGGACAGCATCCCAATTCTCACGAAGATCTGGAATCTTGCTTAACCATTCAACACCAGTAGGCATCTTTTCCCCAAAAATTGCTGCTTGTTGCTCGAAAATATTGTATCCAAACAAATCCTTACACCACTTAATAGTATCTTCTTGAGCCAAAATTTGTTCGCAAAGACTACCAGTTGTTAAAGCTCGCAATGATAGAACAATTTGAGCAGCAACTTGTGCAGGAGTTTCCAAAGCAGGTAGAGTAATAGCTAGAGCGCCAACAACTTCTAAAACTTCCATAAGTCTAGATGTGTGAGCTTCAGCCTTCATCGACAAAAGTTTGTCCTTGGCTAAATCAATAACACTAGCAGGGTACAACTTTTCAACTAGGGACTGGTGAACGAAATCAACATTAGGTTGTGGAGGAGGACTCTTTTTAGGAGCCCTCTTTGGTACATTATTTTGATTTCCGTTCCTCCTCATATCCTTCATCTTTTCCTGTCTACGAGCTCGCTTATTTTTGGCAAATTCCTTGCGGCGAGCTTGTTTCAAATTAAAAATTTCCGATTGAGGGATGTAAGGACTATTGCCTAAGGCAAGGGAATCCTTAACCCAGAAGAAGTGTTTTGGGACACCATCTACTGAGGTGATAGAAGAGTAGAATTTCTCCGTAGAGCTAACGTAAACCTCTCTATTATTATTTACGATACTATTATTACACGCGACAGAAGTTCCTTGGCTTGACATTTTCATTAAAATTGAAAGCGACAAGCACAGAGGAACCAATTCGCGAGAGGCCCGCAAAATTGGTAATCCAATTGTGCTTCGACACAAAAGCTTTGCTCCACCACTCAATTAAGAGGATGGACTTACTTACGTACTTTAAACATGTATTATTCGCCGCAGGCAGAGGCGCTACACTTAGTACATCGGTTGGTAAGGCTTCAACTAAATAGCTGTCCAACAAGAATTCTCAAGTAGACATGAGGGTTCATTACTTCCTCACTATAAGTTTTAGACAATACGCCGACTAATGAGTCTTGTCTAGGGGTCGGTCCCCATATCATAAAGATAGGTTACCTAAGAACATCACAAGATCATAGCGTGATGATAAACTAGGCTTATTCTATTATCAGCCGAATAAACATGGGGGCTCTTCTTGCAAGCGCAAAGCATTACAAGGGGATAAAACAACGATACAGGTACTTCCTCATTCGTTGAGTTCTGTCAATTACAGTATTACATCCCACAGACATATATTTTTAAAACGCTTCTGTGTGTATGAGTGAGAGCGTTTAATTGGCAATAAGGCCTAAACAAATTCCGGGGTTCACCGGAATCGAAATGTTAAAGAACAACTACAACTGAGACTAATGCCATATAATCCAACTGCAATCCAAATCGGTTCATTTATTAGCTTGGCGTCCAAAGGACAACGTAATCGCCAGCTACATCAAATCAATTAAGAAATGAAAACGACTACAGATAGAAAACTTGGGTTCGATCATAAACTAAATCAGCAGAATTTTCAATACATTAAACAAGTATATGCTTAAATTACT